TGTCCGGTTACTACTGAACCTTTTTCCCATAGATGTCCTTGAGACATGTCTAGAACATACTGCTCAGCCAACAGTCTACGCGCATGCATAATCTGCGATTCGTTAGACAGGTCGTCATTTATTCTAAGCTCGTCAGGAGTGTGCATTCTAGCCAACCCCTCATCACCATAACGCCTAATATACTCTTCTGTGGGTATGAACCCATTAAACTCACCACGGGAATATACAGGTTGATATTCTGATATGCGGTCAGCGCGGTACTCACTAAGACCTACACGTAATTTCGCTAAGTCTTCGTTCCAGTACCCATTTTTAATTACGGGTATAGCTCCTGCCCTAGCCATGTTTAGAGTCTGCTCCTCTGACTCTAGTGGGAACCCAGTGTAATAATCCCTAGCCGTCCAAGTATCACCAGTACCCCAATTTGGAGTACTCCCGTAATCATCTACCTTTTTATACTTTAGCGGCCCTTCTAACTTATCCTTTTCATTTCTCGACATGTCGGAGTAGTCATACGCTACGTGCTCGCGGTGAAAGATATACCCTACAGGTATATTAGAGCTAGCCCCCGACATACGCTGTGTCATATCCTGTTGATGTCTAGGATCTAGCGGCATACCCCCACTCATTATTGTTTGGTAGCCTTGCCATAGTTCTTCTGTTGTAAGGGGTCTAGGGTACCCTTGGTATACAATAGCCTTAGCCCCAGAATAGCCGCTGGGGTGGTCGGGGTTGCTTATCACGTTATAATATTCATGCTCCCTACTAAATTCGGCTACCCCATCTAGGTCTAGTAGTTCTTCTAAGTAGTCTGTGTCTTGGTGGTTGTATGACCCCGGGGTGTGAGTATAGAACCTATCAGCATACTCCTGCATTTTCTCTTCAAATCTTACCCTACCTTTTTCTCGCGCTTCACTAACACTATCGTCGTTACGCATAGCATGGTAATTTACATACCCTGCCTCTTCTAGTTGTTTGGCTATCTCTGCTTCACGCGCCGCTACTTCTTCTTCGGTATAACCAGTTTTAGTAGGATCAGTAGGAAATAGATCAACACTGTCTTCAACTCCATCACCGTCCATATCTGGCATGAGTGATTTTTCTGGGTCGTCGGGAAAAAAGTCTCCTTCATCGCCTATTCCATCCCCGTCACTGTCAAGGTGCTCATTCGGGTTATATGGGAAAGCATCATCTTTGTTTACGTGCCCGTCACCGTCACTATCTAACAGCGCATCGGAAACCTCACCTATATCATCATCGGCTAAGTTATCTCCAAGCCCGTCTTCATCTACGTCTTCCCATTCGTCTCCCGAATACACAAACGTGTCTTCTAGGTTGTTTACTCCATCTCCATCTATATCATTATTAGGGGTTTTCCATTCCCCCATAGCTTGTACGTAGTCCAACCAAGTAAGGGTAGGGTCGTATGTTATACGTGAGTCTTGTTCGCCAGTCCCCCCGAGGTTTTCTCTGTCCATCACTCCCCAAGTATCAAGGTCGGTTATGCCAGACATATCATCGTGTATGTACATTTCATAGGAATCGCGTATGCCATCACCGTCTGTGTCATACGTAAAAGGATCTTCGGGGTCGTACTGCTCGGGGGTTACGAATATCTGGTTATAGCTTGCATTATGAGGCGCCTCGCCTCCCCATATACCCTCTTCAGCCTGCCGCGCCTCATAATGCCACTGCTCATACTCGGCATCAGTCTTTACGTCTTCTAAATAAGGCGCAGGGTCGTCTGGGTTTAATACTCCATCATTATCAAAGTCTTGCTCGGCGTACCAAGCCTCATACCTAGGATCGTCTTTTGGGGGGCCTTCACCGTTAAACTCATCATTTGGAAACGGGTCACGGTAATTCTCCATACCATCGCCGTCATCATCTTGCTGCTTATACCATACATCGTATTGGGCTTCGTTCCAGACATCCGGATTTAACTCTAATGTATCTTCCGCATTATCAACACCATCGCCATCCTTATCTGAATCACGTTCATCAGCTATACCATCTTTGTCTGTATCTTTAGAGTGTTTATCGTGCCTTGGGAAAGCATCGTCTTTATTTGATACGCCGTCGTCGTCGTAGTCTTCGTCTGGGTAGGCTAGTACATAATCGTCAAATGACTCTAGTATTCTAGGATCGAGATCATCCGCATCCGCGTGTCCACCGACACCATCTAAGTCAAAATCCTCCTGTTCAGAAGCATCATCTGGGAAGAAATCATACCCATCTGGCGCAGTATCGCCATCAGAATCTTCGTTAAAAACTCTGGGGTCTAAACGAAGAGAGTCATCTATCCCTCGCTCTGCTAACTTATATTCGACATAAAGATCATTAGTTTCTTGGTCTTCTATTTCGATGGAATCGCGTATGCCATCACCGTCATCGTCGTCATCTTCATCGTCAGGAATGCCATCCCCATCCAAATCGGTATCTTCGTCGTCAGGTATACCATCCCCATCTAAATCACCTGTTTGTGGTTCAGGCTCTGGTTCAGGCTCAGGTGTTGAGTCTGTTACGCTATAGTTACCTTCTTCATCTTTAGGGACTTGTTGTAGAACATTTATAGCGTTATCGAGGTTAGCAGCGATTTCTTGTGCTGTAGCTGTAGGTACCGCAACCCCCTCTTCATTTTCAGGGCTGGTAATAGCTCCTTCTACTGCAGCATCAACTTTTAAGCCAAAACCGGATCTAAGAAGAATCAAGCCGTCAGTTAGGGCGTCTAAATTCCCACTGTTATCAAGGTCAAATGCTCTGAATAATTCTGATTCTGGGTGCGCTTTAACCCATTCAAGGTATTCTTGTACTTCTTCAGCCGTGCGTGCAGCGTCATCGGCCATAGCTCCGTTTGTTATACCGTCACCCGACAAACCAAATAAAGAACGGAGTAGCAGCAACCCATCAGTAAGGGCATCTACTACGCCGTTCTGATCTATATCTAAAGGAGAATAGGTGCCGTCCTCGCGGGTTCTAACACTTATACCTTTTTGCGTGTCGTATTGTTTTTCGGCCATTGGTAGCCCTATGCTGGGTCAAGAAATGCGAATTTATTATATATTCTGTTTCCGTCTTCGTCGTCTTCCCCAACATACTGCTGCATAAATAGAGTATCTATGTCAGTTCTTCCAGATAACGAAGTTTGAAGTGTAGCCATAGCAGCATTAGCTGTAGGCATATCATCTTCAAGTGTAGAGTCTACTACATCTACCGCCTCATTAGCCACTAATTTCGTGTACCCTACTTGTATCATACTGTATTCTCCACATGCCCATATATCCCAGTTATCACCGTACTTAAATTAGTTGTACTAGAAACATGGTCAAATTGTATTCTAAGGTCAGTAGCGGTTGTTGACCTACCAAAAGTAGCCATTAATGGAAGCTCTACAGTTTGGTATGCTGTAGTAGCCCCTATCGTAAGGTATTGGGTATTAAAGCCTTGGTTAGACACATAAGTGCCGGGACTAATAAAACCAGTGGGGCTATAAAACACTTCTACTCCATTATATACCGTAGTAGCATCTGGAAACTTTGATGTCCTAAAGAAAGTTTTATCGCTTGCGGACTCATAGTAAACCGCTACCATAGTACCTGCGCTTGCGCCCGTAACACTAGTTGCAAAAGTACCACGGTTACTACAAATTATAGATGTTTTATCGCCACTAACCGTATACCACGCGTGGTAACTACTCGGACTAGACACAAAAGTTGCGGTGCCTAAAGAAGTCCCGCCAATAGTTTTTGACTTCATTTGCGTAAGAACTTTCCACTGATGATTTTCTTTAACCGAACTACTACTACTGTTATAAAACCTAACCTGTATTGATGCAGATAACGATTGAGTAGCTTCAACGCCTCCTGCAGGTGCTGGTATAGAAAAGGTAAGTACAGTAACTGCCGCCGTAGTGCTTATAGTCTGAGAGAAATTATTGCTGAAAGCATGCTTGCTACTAAACGGCCCTGTTATTTTTGCAGAAGTTACAGCGTCATCAGCTATCCTTGCTGTAACTACAGCGCCATCTGCAATCGTTAAGGCTGTAGCTCCTGTAACTTCCCCCGTATGAGTAGCATTAGTTACTTTAGCGGTGTTAGCTGTAATAGCTGCGTTTATAGAATTGGCAAGTTTTGCGTCTGTTACAGCATCATCAGCTATCCTGTCTGTAACTACAGCACCGTCTGCAATCGTTAAGGCTGTAGCTCCTGTAACTTCTCCTGTGTGTGTAGCATTAGTTACTTTAGCTGTGTTAGCTGCAATAGCAGCGTTTATCGAATTTGCAAGTTTTGCGTCTGTTACTGCGTCATCAGCTATCTGCGCTGTACCTATCTCGCCTGCTAAAGAACCGGCAGGGTAATTAGTAGCATCACTTAAATCGAATGCAGGGGTAGCATCTGTGCCCCCAAGAGACAGTTGAACACCCCCATAAGAGACAGTGGAATTAGATAGTTTTGCATTTTCTATACTCCCAGCGAGTTGCGCATTCGTAATAGTTCCTACAAGGCTAGATGTAGGGTATCCAGTGGCATCTGACAGATCAAAGGCCGGTGTAGCATCAGACTCACCTAGTGCTAACGTAACACCACCAAAAGACACTGTAGAGTTTTCTAATTTACTATTAGGTATAGAACCATCAATGATGTCATCAGAATCATACTGCAAAGCCTGTTTTAACGCCTCATCTACACCTTGTAGGTACAACCTAAGCACTAAATCTTTGTTGAACATGTATGACGAACTATACTCCGCAGGGGGTCGGGGAAAAGCAGGTACAGTGAAAAGTTTTGGTTTATTACGTATTTTAGTAGCCATTAACTACCCCTTCTACCGTCCGGACGCATGTTCAACCTAGGAGTACCCAACTGCCATTTAGTGCCTAGAGACGTAGATTGTACCTTAATCGCCATCTGCCGGCCCCTAACTCTAACATCTAGCTGGTCTGTATACTCATCTACCGTATCTACCGCTAGCGCAACTTGCCCCTCGTTTACACCGCCTTCTGAAGCAGGATTGTTATCTGCAGAGCCCGGCTCGCTACTAGCTAGTAAAGACATTTCAACCGAAGGACTGCCGGCAGTAGACCCTACAAAAGAAATGTCAGGGACAACTTTATCTATAAAAGTAAAACTAGTACCCGACTCTATGCCAAATTGACCAGAAGTTATGAACGAGTCTATGGCTTCTAGCGTAGCGCCTTGCCCGTTATCGTTACCGTTTTCATGCTCTACCAAATTATAAGTGTCAGTAGCAGCTAGTGGGAAGTCGTTAATAGGTGAGTCATACCAAGCACTGCGGCCCATAGTACCCACATACCAAATATCTTCTAAGTAGTTATATACTACATACTTGTTTGGCGCTACACGTTGAGAATCGCAGTAAAACCACCATATCTCGTGGTACTCTTCTAATGTGCCTGCAAATACTTGTTCGTATTGGCCTTTATCTAAATCATCAAATACGTGCTTTCTAACATCACAACGTAACGGTTGTACTGTCCCGTCGTACTTGTAAAACTTTTCTTTGCCCATCCAATACGCTACTCCGTTGGCGTACGCAACGGCCTTCGATGACGCTACTGACAGATTCGACCCAACCAACTGAGAACCCCATACCACTGGAGCACCAACATATTGCAGCGAGTACAGCGCAGAATCGGTGAAAACCAATATTTCTTGTCGTGACTGTATGGCTGTCACTATTTCTGTACCTTGCGATAACTGCAAATCTCCTGCTTGATTGGTTGAACGGGGTCGCCAGTCATAAGCGTTTTCTTGGTCTGACCAACGTAGTAGTAATGGGTTTTGTGTTTCTGTAGCATCTCCAAACGCGTTACACCCAAAAGCGAAAGTAAACCGACTCGCGTCTGAAACTAATAAACTATCTTGTACTACTGGCACCTCAGCGGATAACTCATACTGTACAGTTACAGAAGCTCCACCCCCAGAAGTTGTAGAACTTGCAGGCTCCGCACCAGCTACATCTACAGTGAAAGTGTTACTCGCAGAGTCTACCGTAGCGATTTTATGTCTCGTATTTATAACTGTGTCAGTAATACCCGCTACGGTTGTAGCTCCAGCTATGGTAACATGTTGCCCAACCATATAATTAAACTCTAACGTAGGGTCGAACACCGTTATTGCCTTAGAGTCTTTAGTGACTGATATAGGATCACTATCAAAATTAAAAGTAGCCGACTGACTGCCCGTAAAGTTTATTGGGTTTGCACTTATGTTCACCACGGTGAGATTGTCGGATATAGATAATACAGTCGTGCCTGCGGGGATTCTATTTGCTGTAGTGCATGTTACCACCGCACCAACACGTATTTTTGCCCCAACCGCAGCATCTATACTAGTTATAAAAGCATACGAATTGTTAGCTATACCTGTGGATGTTTGTGACAGCGCAATTGTTCCATTGTTAGGTACATTCTTTAGTGGTATTGCTCTTGTTCCTGTGCCCGCACTTGTATCCCAGTAGTACATCTCACCACCACGAGGCCCAATAATTAAGTCTTCCCCGTAGTTAGCTTGACTCCACAAACGTAGAGACTCTGCCCCACCATTACCGCCATTAAAAGTACCATCGTCCCAAGGAGAAGAACTCCAACCATCTACTGGTATCTGAAAGTCCGGCCCTACATTTATTTGGTATGCAGCAACTACTGAACTACCACCTCCAGCTCCATTTCCGTTAGCTGTAGTAGCCACTACTACCTTATATGAGTCAGCGTCCACTATTTCTGTTATGGCGTGTTCTTTGTTTAAGTCTGATGCGGGTACATTATTTATAGTGCCAGATACCCCTGATAGCGTTACGTAACTACCTAAAGTAGCGCCATGTGCAGTATGCGCAACAGTCACAGAAGTAGATGTATTAGCGGTAGTTATAGGGTTAGCACCCAAAGTAACAGTAGTACGTAAAGGAGTTATATCATAATAGTTTTGTCCTGTTTCTACCATGAACTTAACGTTAGTACCTAAGCCAGTATACTTTACAAACGCAAGACTAGTCCATTGATGTAGCGATCTACAAACACCTGTAAATGTGTTACCACCATGTCTAGTCCAGCCACCAATTTTCTCAGGGTAGCCTTGGCGAAAACGAACTTTATCACAGTCGCTCCAACCGGCCTCGTTGGTATATTTAGTTATTTCTTTATTTATACCGGGTTTAAACTGGACTTTATTAAGTGGCATATTAGTACTTCCAAGCTACTGGGGTAGTCTCTCGCGTGTCAACATGTACAAAACCTTTAGCAACCCCAATACCATTGAAGCCCATAATAGAAGCGTTACGTATAATAGACATACGCTGTGCACCACCCGTTACTTTAATGTCAACAGCAATACCCTGTGCATGTGTTCCTGCAGGTTTGCCACCAAAGATTTTTGCCGCTTCTATGCTATGTTTAGGCGATCTGTACCCACTAGTTACAATAAACGGAAACCCACACACTTCACGCAGTGCATCAAGTTTCTGTAAGAAGTCAGGGCACATCTCATTTTCACCAGTTTCCTGACAGTTAAAATCTTCTACTTTAAAATACTTTAAATTCATTTTCTTAGACTCATTAGTTTAGAAACACCTTTAACACCAAAGCTACTTGATATGGCGATAAACAGCAAGTATTGGTACCACTCAGGCAAACCGGCAAGAGCACTGAACCCTTCCTTAACTCTATCTATTACTGTTATATCGTTAACCACAATAGCATATCCAATCATAAAGATGGGCACTGAAAGCACAATAGTCCAAAATTCGTCTTTCCAGCTATGGGCAGAGGCATCAGCCATCTTAGATTCCCACTCACCATCATTCTCAATGACCTTCATTTTGGCTTTATGCTTAGCTTGTTTCTCTTCCGCTTTGTTTTTTAGGTAGCCCCCAGCTATATTAGCTATAGGGCCTATAAGATGTTGCAACATATATACCTCACTTCAGTGGGTTGTATAACTCGTCCATACCGTCCCACAAATCTTGTATTTCACGTTTTAAAACCTTTATATCACCGTCAAAGTTCTCTACCGCCTTGACAACCATCTCTGCCTTCTGAACAACAGTTTGCATCTCTGTTACTGACTTCTCTACATCAGTAACTTGTTGTTTTATAAGTAACAGTCCCGATTGTTGGTCTTTAATAGTTACTAAGTTAGTACCTAATTCCGCTAGTTTACCCTGCAACTTGGACACATCATTAGCGGTAAGCTCTTGCTCAATAAGTAATATCTTCTCTTCTAGGGGTACTATGTTCGGTATTTGTACCGCCTCTACAGCTTCTAGTCTAGAGTACAAACTACTTGCAGTCCATACCCCACCACCAATAGTAGAACCAATAGCTAATACTACAGCAATCCAAGCCCCTTTAAACGTCTGACCACCAATCGTCAGTTCGCTAGACTCA